CGTTCTCTCCAAGCCGACATCTCCTCGCCGTTGGACATTATGGGGCCGTTGAAGAGCGCAGAAAGGAGCTCGTTGGTGGAGGTGCTGCTGAGGTCACGACTGAGGGACCTGTCAACGTACTTGTCCAGGTTTGCCACAACTCGGGTCGCGTCTTGGGCTGAGAAGATGTGGAAATCGCCTGAGTGATCATAAGGGAACACTCCACTGAGCCTGCACTTGCCCCAGTCAGCCTCAGGTGGCATGGTGAACTTCCCGGACATGCACCTCCCGTACCAGTCCTCATTCTCGGCCACGTATCCGCTGTCCTGCCTGAGAGTTGGCTTCCGCTTCTTCTGGTGGACGTAGCGGGCAGTGTCATACGCTGAGCAAAACGCTATGAACTCGTTTATCTTGTCGCTCTTCGGGGTGTTGGCAGAGGACATCTTGCGTTCGACCTCAGTGTGGAGCTCGATGGGGCTTATGTCAGGTGGGGGGAGAAGGTGGTACAGCTTGAGGATCTCAGCCTCAGCCCTTCCAACTAGGCCTAGTCCCTTCACGAAGCCGAACCAGTCGCGTTTTGCGAGGTGTGGGGCGAAGTCTTCCACTTCTTTTGCAAGTGCCACGTCACGCTCACGCCATCCGCAGTCGACCCGAGCGGCTTCCTCACCCACTGAGTTCTGCCAGCGGGTGTAGCACAGGTGCATGTGCCTAGCAGCAAGACGCGCCAACTTGGGGACAGCGATGGCTGCTGATATCCAGCGGAGTGCCCGGAGGTACGGGGTGGCCATGGGAGTAGGGTCGGGGTCACCAGTGAGGCGATAAAACTGGAAGGCATACGTAGCGTTCCTGAGAGACACCATGACTTGCCTGAAGTTCGAGGCTGCAGAGGCATCAAGGATGTACAGGCAGTCGCCAAGGTAGCATAGCAGGACTCCGGAGATGTTGTAGCAAGCGGACTCGGAAGACACAGGTTCGAATGCCTTGAAGAAGTGCCTCTCACTCGCCTTTGCAGCTTGCACTTTCTTGATCATGTCGAGCGTGTGTGGCTTGGTGCGCAAGTCGCGGATGAGTGCAAGGCGGCAGTACTTGACCCACATTGGGTGAGCCCGGTACTGGAGGGACTCAGCAGCCCCGAGCCACTCGGCGAACTTGAGAGCTGCAGGTGGTGGGTCATTGTTGAGGCCAGACCTCGCAGACACATTGGCCCATGCGGCTGGGGACACGCGCTGACCTGGGAGTTGCATAGTTATGGTGGCATCAGCGGCATGGCGTGCGATCCTGGAGTCCTTGCTTTCACGGTAGTGCCTGGTGTCATCTAAGGCAAGCTTCATCAGGGCGAAGACCGCCTCTTCATCGCACAAGACCTTGGCTGGCTTGCGTTCGGCGAAGACCTCGCACACATCACGGGTCAATAGGGTTGCTGCGTAAGGCTTGGAGAGTTCAGCTTGGGACGCCTGGCGGCCAATTTCGACATCGAGTAGGTATTGCTTGAGTTCAGTGTCATTGCCCTGGAGGTAGTGGTCGGTCTCGATCTCAGCCTCGGCGAGGGCCGCCAGCCACTTGTATTGCGAGAGGACAGAACGGGCCTCAACAGCAGATACATCGACCATCGCGCACACCTGGGTGATGAGGGGAATGTTG